TGTTGGCGGTGGTCAGGTCTGAATGCAGCTGGACCAGGTCGGTCTGGGCCGCCTGCGCGTCGGTGTGCGCCGTGGCGTCGCCGGCGACCAGGCTGTCCAGGTCGACCTTGCTGGCGGCGTTCGACGCGCCGTCCGCCTCGACCTCGCCGGAGATGGCCGCGAGGGACGTCTCCGCCGCCGCGTCGGTGACGCTGCTGATGCCGGGGATGGCGGGGGTGTCCACGGCCTCGACGATGGCGATGAACCAACCGGACTGCACCGGGATGTCCTGCGGTTCGCCGCCGGCGACGAGGCGATAGCCGCTGCTCTCCGTCGGCATGGGGCTGGCGCCGGCCGCGACGATCGCCGCGCCTTCGATGACGCTGACCCTGGCCACGCCGATCGTGACCTCGACGCCATTGACCAACCCGAAGTAGGGCGCGGGCTGGCTGGCCTCGGGCGAGGAGCCCGTGGTGGTCAGCTCCTGGACGCCGTACTCCACATTGGGCGCGCCCTCCTCCGCGCCGGGGGTGCCGGGCGCGGTCAGCGTGACCCATTCGATGCGGACCTTGCAGGTCATCAGTCGGTCGCCTCGCAAATGCCGACCAGCTGGCCGGTGGTGATGGGCAGATCGAGCGGCGCCGCGCCGGCGACCAGGCGGATGCCGGCGACGTCGGTGGCGGGCGCCGATCCGACCGCGACGATCGCGATGCCGGAGATGCAGGTGATGCGCGCCACGCCCAGGGTCACGTCGTTGCCCTCGTCGGTTCCGAAGGTTGGCGCGGCCGACGTGGACGTGGGCGTCAGGCCGGTGGCGCTGATCTCTACCGCGCCGAAGAAGGCGAGCGGCTGATCGGTCTCAACGCCCGGCTCTGAACCGACGCCGACCAGGGTGATGAACTCGACGCGGACTTTCGCGGTCATGGATCTAGGTTTCCGATTTCTGGGCGAGCGAATGCCCGGTGACGCCGGCAAGCCGGGCGGTGAAGGTGGATTCGGCGAGCAGCTGGGCGATCTCGTCGACGCTCATGGCGCCCACCGCGCCGGCCAGCTGGTCGCGCAGCGCCTCCAGCGAGGCGGCGTTGGCGACCAGGCGTTCGAGCGGCTGGACCAGGGGGTCGACCAGCGGCTGCCAGTCGCCCAGCGCATCGTCCAAAGCATGGTCGATCGCGTCGACATGGGCCGGAGTGACATCAGCCGAGGCCCGAGCGGGTTCGGATGGCCGTTTAAGAGGCTGTAAGAGGCGTAAGAGGCCGGTCCAGGCCCGACTGGCTACGCTCGGCGCGCCCAAGGCGGCTGCAAGCGCCAGGCGCGCGCTGGCGGCATCGTCGACATCGGCGCCCTGGGCCTCCTGGCCTTCGCTCGGTCCCACCGGCTTCGGCGGGGCCGGATCATCATTCGCGGCGGGCGCGGGCGGCAGCGGCTTGCCGGTCTTTGGGTCGATCTCGGCGTTCGGATCGGGCGCGGGCGCGGCGGCCGGGGCCTGAAGCACCTCGTCGTCATCGTCGGCCTCGGTGAGACCCAGGCGCTGCATGATGTCGCCCATCCTGACCTTGAGCCCCATGGGGACCAGGATCTCCAGGGCGTTGGCCAGGGCGCCCACTTCGAGGGGATCGTCCTCCTGCTCGATGATCAGGCGCGGATAGTTGCCGTCCTTGGGCGCGCCGTAGTTCAGGTCGATCATCGGCCGGACCAGGTCGCGGTTCAGCGTCGCCTGCAGCTGCTTGGCGTCGGCCCGCTTCAGATCGCCCCGGACCTCGTTGTGGGTCTTGCCCACCGCGTGGCCGCCGGCGATCGCGTCGGTGGTCGCGGTCTGGCCCAGCACCGCCTTGGAGATCTGCTGATCCAGGAAGTCGCAGAGCGAGCGATAGGTCTCGCCCGGCGAGCCGGCGCCCTTGCCGGTCTCGATGAACTCGATGTCCATGGACTTGGCGATCACCGCCGCCGCGTCGGAGCCCATGTTGGCCACCGCGCTCATCAGCCGGGTGATGTTCTCCTCGGTCTCGCCGACCTCGTACTTGCCCACCCGCAGCGGCATGCCGAACACCTCGGCGAAGGCCGTCCAGTCCTTCAGGGCGTAGTTCTTGAACATCCAACACCAGGCCACCACCACGGCCAGGCCGCCCTGGGTTGGCAGTCCGCTTTTGGACTTCGAGATGTGGTAGATGAACTTGTAGGGATCGAGCGGCAGGAAGCCGGCCATGTCGCGCAGCAGCGGCGTCTTGCCGTTGATCCGGTCCATGATGAACCAGCGCTGGTCGCGCCACTCCAGCAGCTTGGGGACCCACCGGCTGGCGGTGATCTCCCAGATGATCTCGACCAGGCTCCAGCCCTTGCCGATCGCGTCCAGGACGTCGAACAGCTCCTCTTCCAGCTCGTCGCGCTTGCACCAATCGCTGACCAGGGCGGCGTTGCGCTTGTCGTCGGCGCTGTCGGAGGCCGGCTCGACGGTCATCTTCAGCTGGGTGACGGCGAACTTGCGGGTGCCGAGCACGGACCTGTAGTGCGGGTCCAGTTCCTCCATCTGCTCGGCCAGCTCGTGGTAGGCGATGGCGTCGCCATACTCGGCCGCCCGCAGGATGGTCGCCAGGCGCTCGGGCGTCAGGTGCGAGGCCGGGTGGCCGCGCACGATCGAGCGCACGCCCATCAGCACCGGCGCGGCGACCGCCTTGGTCAGCGCCGCCTTGTTCAGCGGCGGATCGGCCTCCTCGCCCAGGGCGTAGGGAAGGTCGCGATCTTGGTCGATCAGGTCGCCGCTCATCCGAAGGTCCCGGTTCGGCGGAGAGGCTCACCAGCCGGCCGATCGGCTTGGCGACGGCGCCCGAAGGTGCCCTTGGAACGGAAGGAACGGCGCAGGCTGGCGCCGCCGGCCGGCCGGCCGCCGGGTCGCATGCTCATCCGGCCAGGCGCGCCATCGGCCTCGGCCTGGGGAGCCTGCTGGCCGCTCGGCGAGAACGGCGTCTTGCGGGCGACCGGGCGATAGCTGAAGTCGGTGGGCGGCAGCTTGCTCGCCGCATAGGCCAGGCAGAGCGCGACGGCGAAGTCGCCGTGTCGGTTAAGGCCATCCGAGCCCTTGGTGCGGGCGTCGGAGGGAACCATCGGGATTCCGCGGATCAGCTTGATCTGGCGCAGATCGTCGACCACGTCGACGTCGGCCGGGATGATGATGGTGCGGTCCTCGAACGCCGCCTTCATCGGCGGCATGTATTCGAGATAGGTGGCCTGGCTGATCTTGATCGCCTCGATGCGATCGACGCCGAACTCCTGCTGCGCGACTTCGCCCAGGTAGCCGCCGTTGCCGGTGGCGTCCATCTTGGCCCCGACGAAGCGCGGCAGGTTGCGGCCGAGGTGGAACACCACCTGCTTCTGCTGCTCGTAGGGGACGTTGCGCATCTCGATCAGGAACGGGGTGCGCCGCGTGAGATCGCGCTCGATCACCAGCGGCGCGATGCCGGAGATGTCGCCGGACCGGGCGAAGTCCTGGCCGAAGCAATGGGCCAGGTTCTTGTCCAGCTTCGCCAGCTCGGGGGCCAGGTTCTGTTCCAGCCAGGCGTCGACATAGGTGCGGCGCTCGTATTCCGGCCGCAGCTCGAACCCCTTGGGGCAGTGCAGCTTCAGAACCGGGATGTCGGGCCTGCTGCAGGCCTCGATCAGGGCGCGGGTCAGGTAGACGCCGGAGCCCTGGGCCGGGATGCACTCCAGCTCCTCGGCCGCATCAGCGCCGTAGAACTTGTAGATCTCCGCACGCCAGGCCGCCTCGCCTTCCGGCGACCAGGCGATGCCGCGCTTGAGGCAGACGCGCTGATAGAGGCCGTCCTGGATGGCGTCGTCGAAGGTGCAGCGCACCACCGTCCCCGGCCGCTTGCCGGAGCGCACCTCGGTGATCAGCTCGTTGAACGGGTTGTCGACGCCATTGTGGGTCGAGATCACCAGCACCTTGCCGCCCCAGATCAGCAGCGCCATGGCCGCCTTGAGCAGGCCGCTGGGGTCTTCGTGGAAGGCGAACTCGTCCAGGATCACATAGCCCTGGCGACCGCGCAGCGAGCGGGGACGGCTGGACAGGGCGACGATCTCCCAGCCCGACGCGAAGGCGATGCGGAAGGCCTGGATGTGACGGTCGGCGCCGGCGGCGTCCTGGTCGGTGAAAAGGAACTCCGAGACCTCGGTGCAGGCGGGCATGAAGGCCTTAGCCCACATGGCGCAGACGTCGATGAACTCGCGCGCCATGTCGAGGTTGTAGCCGATGTACAGCACGTCCATGCCGCCGGCCGTGCGGGTCGCCCCGGCTGTCAGCACCGCGTCCGCGCCGATCGACCAGGTCGCGCCGATCCGCCGGCTCTTGTCGGTGACCACCAGCTGGTAGGCCGACGTCGCCATGAGCAGGCGCTTTTGATAGCCGAGCAGGATCTCGGAGACGTCCATGCCCGCCAGGCCGGCCGGCAGGGTCTCCGACTCCTCGCGGCGGAACTTGGCCCAGTCTTCCTCGCTGATCGGTCCGACGTCGAAGGCCATCAGCGCACCGGGACCAGGCTAGGCGGCATCTGGCGCCGGAAGCGGTGGGCCAGCTCATCCAGGTAGGCGGCCTGCTTTTCGGTCAGCGGCGGCGGAACGTTGAGCCGCGACCGCGCGTCCATGTCTCGGATGAACCGCTTGGCCGGGGTTCCGGGGAGCATCGAGCAACGCGCTAGGGCCTGGGCGACCTGTTCCTGATGGGCCGTCACGTCGCGATCCCCAGGATCTCGGCCTTGATCTTATCGACGGTGGCGCGGGTCAGGCCGCCGTCGCGGTTGGCGACGCGGTCGACCGCCTGGGCGGCTTCCTTGGCCAGCTCGCGGCGGGCGACGATCATCCGGTCGGCGTTGGTCTTCTCGGCGCTTGCCAGCTTCTGCAGCGCGCCGGCGAGGAACATGACGTCCTCGGGCAGGAAGGTGACCGGCTCGGCCTCGCCGGTCTCCTCGTCGATCGTGGCGCCGGTGATCGCCTGCATCACCACGCCCTGCATCAGCTCCAGGTTCAGCCGCGCCAGCTTGTTGTCGGGCTGGTCGCCGAACCGGTCGACCAGGGCCACGGCGATGTTGCGCGAGGCGTTCATCCGCTCGGTGAGCGTGCCCAGCCGCTTGACGTGGCGGCCCAGGGCGGACCGCGAAATCTCGACATCGAGGCTGGCCAGGTGGGCGAGGATTTCGTCAAGCGTGCGGCCCTGGGCGCGCAGCTTGGCGATCGCTTCGCGGACCTCGTCCGGCAGCTTGTCGATCGAGGACGGGACGTGCTTGCCGGCCATGGGGCTAGCTGCCCGGCGACGGGCGCTGCACGCCATGCTGGGTCGCCCGCCCTTCGGCGACGTCAAGGCCGCGCTCGGTCAGGGTGGCGACGATCAGCGCGCCCACCGGCCGGTTAGCGGTGAGGCCTTGTTCCGCCAGCCAGCCCAGCTCGGTCTTGATGCGGTCGCGGCTGGTCACCAGGCCGAACTCGACGGCCACAGTGGCGATGATCGAGGAGTTGGCGGTGTAGCCTTCCGCGCCGGCCAAAGTCCGCAGGATGCTCAGGCGAAGGTGCGCCGTCAGGGTCTCACTCATCGGCGTTCCTCGGTGCTCAAGGCGCGCTTGATCAGCAGGCCTTCGATGCGGTCGATGCCGTCAGCGGCGTGCTTCACCTTCTCGGCCAGGGCGGTGACCTTGCCGTCGATGCGGCCCGCGTCGGTCTTCGTGGCCACATTGCCCAGCTCGCCGTCATGCTTGATCAGCTGGTCGCCGTGGCGATCGACCTGCGCCTTCAGCACCCGCGCCGGCTCGGTATCGTGCCAGTTGTCGGCGGCCTTCTGGGCCGCGTCGATTCTGGCGTTGAGCGTCCTGGCGTCGGTGCGCTTGAGCAGGTTGCGGTCGCGCAAGGTGACATAGAGCGCGCAGGCCGCCGCGACCGCCGCGCCGCCCGCGTTCAAAACTTCCCAGATACCGCCGGCTCCCATGATTGGTGTCGCAATGCTCAAGGGGCGCCATTCGCGGGCTGAGCCGGCGCTGGCGCGGTCGCGGTCTTGCAGGCGGCCTGCGCGTCGCCGAACAGCTTGGCGACGCCCTGGCCCCAGGCGATGAGGCTGGAGACATAGTTGGCCCCGGACTGGTTGGCCGTGACCGTGGCGTCGGCGGGCACGCTCGGCTGCGCCGGCGCGGGCTGATCCAGCTCGGCCGGGCAGACCATCTGCGTCACCACCTTGGTCTGGGTGACGACGGTGCTGACCGGGACGCCCGTCGAGGGGCTATTGCTGCCCAGCGAGCTTGCGCAGCCCGTCAGCATTAAGGACGACGTCACCAGCAGCATCGTGAGGCGACGCGGCGAGAACAGCTTGGGCATTGGCGCTCCTAATGGCCGCTTGGGTGGCGCGCGCCGAGGCTCTGGCCACGGCGGCGTCGGTGTTGGACTTGGCCTCGGCCAGGGCGGCGGCCTGGCTGGCGATTGTCGAGGCCTGGGCGGCGACGGTGGCCGCCAGGGTCTGGACGCCCTTGGAGCAGACGGCGGGCACGCCATCCGGGGTCGACACCAGCAGGGCGTCGCAGGCGTTGGCCTGGGTCGCGGTGGTGGCCGCCGCGACGATCGGCGCTTCACACACCGAGCCGATCGGCTGGGAGCCAGGCTTGCCCTGGACCGACGCCACGCAGGCCTGGTGGGTCTGATTCAGAGCGGCGAGGTGGTTGCGGTCGACCACCAGCAGGCCGACGCCGGCGATGACGATCGCCAGGACAACCCAGGGGCCGACGGTCTTGACCAGGTTCCAGATCACTAGCGGGGTCAATCGGATGCTCCCATGCATTTCTCGATCGACCGCAGGCCGGCCTGGCCGACCAGCAGACCCGCGAAGGGGGTCAGCTGATGCCAGTCCAGCGGCTCGATCGGGAAGCCCTTGAGGCGCGCCAGCGGCAGCACCGCCCCGTTGACGAAAAGGATGATGACGCAGAC